GATGCTGACACAGGTCTTAGCCTCATGGGTATCACATGGCAGAAGTCTGGCTTGTTCGATGTTTACACAACACTTGTTTGGATCTACGGAATGTCTGCAGGTCGCTTAGGTGGAGCTGCTGACACAGGTCTCGACAAAGCTGGAGTCAAGCTTGTAACTGCATAACGCAAACCAATATATAAAATGATTAAACTAGTAATTGAATTCGCTTCTGAAAAACAGAAAACAGATCCATCTTTTGTTTACATTGGAGACAGTGGGACAGATGCTGAATCAGCAATGCAAACTGCACTCAACAAGTCAAATGGGGGTCGTGTAGAACTGCACAACTTGTCTCTCCCCATTAAACAGAGATGTGCAGCAGTTCAGGTTAAGAAGACAGCGAAGAAGAAAGCCAAGTAATCAATGAATCGGTTGCCTGCACCTTTGCGATTGTGAGGGTGCAGGCTTAACCTAATTTTATAATGTATCCAATAACTGTAAAAAGAAATGTAGCATCTCCTGCTGAGCCAGTAACTCTTACTGAAGCAAAGCATTACTTGCGTGTGACTAGTTCTGCAGATAATAATTATATAAATCAGATCATTGGTGCATCCAGAGAAAGCATTGAGATATCAACAAGTCGAGCGATCGTTGCTCAGACTATTGATTTTGGATTTAAAAGTTTCCCACAGTCTTATCGGCAGTTCCGTCTGCCAGTCGGAGGAGTTGGACAGACAATCACACATATAAAATACAAAGCAGACGGAGTGTCTGTGACATTGGACAGCACAATGTATTCCTTGCATGATAATGCAGAAGGAGTTACAAATGTTATTTTCAATGATAAATTTGAGTATCCGACTTTGGATGCAGACTATGAGACTCCTGTTGAGGTGAAGGTGTCTTACGATCCAGCTGGAGTTTACAAGTTGGGAATAGTGCAAGCGGTATATCTCATGATCGCTAATTTTTATGAAATGAGAGTTCCAATCAGTCTTGGTGCTGCTCCATTCAAAGTTCCACTAGGGATAGAGCATTTGATTTCCCAATACAGAGTTCGGAGAAAAATTTAATACATGGACATTTATATAAATTTAGATGCACTTGATTTAAAAACTGCAGCAGTTGTTTCTAAAGATGACTTGAGATCTAAGCCATTAAAAGAATTGGTTGCTGGTGAAAACCAAGTTATAAATCTTTACACAACTGCCAAGACAGGATCTCCAAACATACAAGACTACTCAACAGTTAGAGTCGGAATTGGAAATATAAATGCAGTTCCAACTTCTGGATCTTACACAGTCACGTATGGCACCAAAACTGAATTCATTAGTTTCAATGAACTTTCATCTAGCATCGCCGCAAAGTTTTATAATTTAACAGATGCTCAAATTGGTGGAGTTACTACAATTGCTCCTCAGACTTATAAAATAGACTTTCAATATACTGGTTCAGTTGCTGTTCCTTCAATAACAGGTGACACAGATCTTTATCCAGCTAGCACTGTAACCATTTCAGAGCTATCAGTAGGGTCTGCAACCACAAAAGCAAGTTGGTTGTTAAAAACAAATCAAGATGCATTAGCACTTACCAGCACATTTACAAATATCTCTCCTCAAGGAATATCAGGAGTTCTAAATACAGCCACAACTGGCATATATGAAAAGCTGCAGTCTTCTAAGTTTTTTAAGACAACCTTAGAAGTTGAAGTAGTTGATTCAGCATCTAGGCTTAGCACAATTCTACAAGTTCCTATTTCAGTAAAAGGTGAAGTCATAGGTCTTTCAGTAGAGCCTCCTCATGCAACTCCTAGTCCTTATGCTTTGGTCACATATGTTGATTCAAAAACTGCAGCCAATGCTTCCAGCATAACTACTAATACAACTGCTATATCTGGCCACACAACTGACATCAATTCGCTTAACGATGGAGAGCAGATAAATAGTGCAGGCATTTCAGCCAACACCACTAACATAACTGCTAATACAACTACTATATCTGGCCACACAACTGACATCAATGCGCTTTACGATGGAGAGCAGATTAATGGCGAAAATATTGCTACCAACTTAGCTTCTATATCTAGTTTGGATTCATTAAAAGCACCAAAGGCATCACCTACATTCACTGGAGACGTAACTGCTCCTCGAGTAATTACAAACGAAATACAAGCCTATACTGGCTCACCAGTAACATACGACTCTGCAGAGCATAGGTTTAGGGATTTTGATGAAACTCCCAACAACTTAATGGTAATTAAGAAAACCGCTGGAGTTCCTATTGGTAAAGTCGGAATTAACCACAATGACCCAAAATGTGCATTGCACGTAGTCGGAGGTCACTCGACAGGAGGTATGGCTGATGAGGCAATAAGAGTTGTGGGTGCTGGTCTATTTACTTCAGATAATGAAACCTCTTTAGTTATAGCGATGGATACGGATAACACTGCCAGCACATCGAATCCTATTCTAAAAATAAAAAGAGACGAGCGGGAGGCTTCTACTGGTAATGTAGAGGCGATGAATCTTGGTTTTGTTGGATCAGATGCCCTGTATGGAAGTCAAACACTTAACGCTGGATATATTCAAGTTGAAGGAGGACGGAAGTTTGAAATAGCAACAGGAGCAACTCCCAATAGGCGACTGGAGGTTAGCGATACGGGTATAGATGTTACAGGAAACCTTGAAGTTTCTGGCTTTACTCAATTCGGATCACTAACAACTACAGCGAGAGATGCTCTAACAGCATCTAACGGAATGGTTATTTACAACAGCACACTCAACAAATTTCAAGGATACGAGAACGGAGCTTGGGTCAATTTAGTCTAATGGAAGATATTATATACAAATCAATTATCGGAACAGGCGGAACTCTAGCGACTGTTGAACTAACTCCACTTAATGAATTGCTTGGGCTAGTGGTTGGGCTTGCAACCTTTATCTATATGACTGCATCTGCAATCAAAGTAATCAAAGAGCTCAGAAAGAGAAAATGACACCAGAACTACTAGCAATGCTTGGAGGAGGGATCAGTGGCTTTGTCATGAAGCTTATCGGCACACAGATGGAGAGCCAAGCTCGTCAGTTTGAACGCATGATCGGATCTCAGAAAGCTGCAGATGCTTCGGCTGATGCTGCAGCAAAACGTGATGGTGGGGTGCTGGTTCGCAGATTCTTAGTAGTGTCCACTGTATTTGCCATTGTAATAGCCCCATTTGTCTTTGCTTGGACAGATGTGGGAGTGAGTGTAGCCAGAGAAACAAATGGCTTCTTAGGTCTATTTAAAGCTGTTAAGTGGGACACCATACAAGGCTTTGTTATACTTCCAGAAATTAGGCAGACTGCCTTAGCCATTGTAGGATTCTACTTTGGTTCATCTCAAATCAAATAAGATTATGAAGTGCTGCATTTGCAAAACAAAAGACAAATTTATCACTAAGGTAAAAGTCAAAGCTAACAGTATCTTGAATTGGCTATCTTTAATTATAGACAAGGTGAGATAGAAGAGTAGTTGTTTTATATGCCTGATTACATTTCCAGATTAGATGATTTTATAAAAATCCAGATTCCTACAAAGACAGAAGGGGAATATGGAGAGTGCATCATCAGCTATGGAACTGACAAGTCTGTTTGGTCAAATGTTTCTGCAATCTCAGGCGATGCAGGATATGAAGAAACAAAAGATGGGAAAAGGACTGCTTACAAGAAGCTGACATTTGAAGTTCGCTATGACAAGGAACTGCTAGCCTCTGGACACTTCGGAGTAAACTGTGTTCTGAATTATGAGTCTGTTGATTATCATGCTTATGCTATTGAGGAAAAAGGCAGGAATGACAGGCTTGTGATATTTGGAAAGGCACAGGTGAACTAGATGATTGTGAAAACAGAGCTAAAGAAAAAGACTATGGATGATATGATCAATAGGCTAAGAAAGCTTGGGACAAAGAAAGCTTTAAGAGCACCTGCTGCAGCAGTTCGTGCAGGATCCTCTGTCATCATTAAAGCAACACGACCAGCAGTGCCAGTTGATACAGGAACTCTGAAGAAAGCCATTGGTCAAAAGGTTAAGTCAAAAAGAGTTTATGCCACTTCTATTTTCGGTGTTAGGAATAAGAAAGTAACAACAGGCTCTGGCAAAATTAAAAATGCAGTTCGTTATGCACACCTTGTTGAGTTTGGCAAGCGAGGAGAGACAGCAAGACCATTCATGAGGACATCATATGATGCTTCAGCTATTGCAGCAAGGAGAGCCGTCATAGCCAAGATGATAAGCATTTTTAGAACAGAAGCAAATACAGTTAGGAAGATTGGTTAGATGAAAGATTTCTATTCACAGCTTTGCAGATTTCAAGCATCTTCCTTTTTTCAGCAGGAAGTCAATTCAGTCATTTACAGTCCTGAAAATTTTTCATGCTCTAAAGATCCAAACTATGCTACGTTCCAAATAATTTACGATGACCATGTATTGTCTCATGGAGGAGTTTCAAATGTTGGAGAGTGCAATATACAATACAGCATTTACTCAACCAAGGTTGCAGATGTTTTATCTCAAGTTGAAGAGCTGATTGGATTCTATGAAGGCAACACCTATGACATTGGGGGTGGCTTTACTATCAATTATGCAAAGCTAAGAAATTTGTTGTCTACTGATGACAATGAAACAACAATAACTGACTACGGAAGGGTAGTTGAATTTACATTCAGATACACATACTCTGAATATCATTAACAATAAAATAAAATAATATTATGGCAACACAAGGATTCGGAATACAACTGGCTTATGAAACTGGAGGATCTTATACAACAGTAGGTGAAATCACTGATGTGACACCACCATCATTCTCTAAAGACACAATTGAAACAACGCACCACGCAAGCACAGCTGGCATCCGCACATTTGTGGGCGGTCTCGTTGACACAGGTGAAGCTTCTATGGAAGTAAACTATGGTGTCGCTGACACTGGGCACGTGTTTCTTAGAGATGCAGCACTTGCAGCAAATGATGCTCCTACTAACTTCAAAATCACATACTCAGACTCTGCAGATACTACAGAAACATTTGCAGCTATTGTTACAGGATTTGAAGCAACATCTCCTATGGATGATCGCATGACTGCAACAATTACTCTTAAGGTAAGTGGTGGTATCACTTACGCATAAAGCAATAAACATAAACTCAAAAACACATGGCTAAGATTACACACAAAGGTAAAGATGTTGATTTAATTATCACAAACAAAACAATGATGAAGTTCGAGCTGAGTGGAGGCAGTTTTCAAGATTTTGAAAAAGCTCCAATCTCTCAATCAATTCAATTTGTTTGTTGTGCTCTTGGATTGGAAGGTGATCCAATTGAGCATGCAGATGACTTCGGAAGTCTGAATAAAATAGCAGAATCAATAAAAGATGCTTTGAGTGAATCTGGCTTCGCTGAAGAAACATTGGGAAAAACAGATGGCTGAGTGCAGCAGCCAGAGCTCGAATCCTCTATGGTCTGTCAAGACAAGAGTGGGAGAGTCTGTCCAATGCAGACATAGCAGAACTGCACCATGTCTGGGAACTTCAGCAAGAAAAAGAGGACAGCAGATTTGCTCTGTTGTGTTCAGTAATTGCAAATTGCAACAGAGACTCTAAGAAGAAAAAGTCTCCTTACAGTATCGATGATTTTATGCCAGATAAAAAACCAAAAACAAAAGAAGAGGTGGTTAAGAAAGTTAAGCAATTCATGCAACATGTAAAATAAAATGGCTGTTAAAATCGGAGCTCTATTTGGCACAGTGTCCTTGGACACAAAGCAACTTGACAAGGACATTAAGAGAGTCAGTGCCAAGTTGAAGAGCTTGGGTGCAGGCATGAAGAGTGTTGGGTCGGCAATGACAAGATCTATAACAGCTCCAGCTATTGCTGTTGGTGCTGTATCGCTGAAAGTGTTCTCAGACTTTGAGCATGAGATGAACAAGGTCAAAGCTGTCAGTGGAGCTACTGAGAGTGATTTTAACAAGCTTACAGATTCTGCAAAAGCGTTGGGTGCATCTACAATCTTTACATCTCGTGAAGTTGCTGGACTGCAGTTGAACTTGTCAAAGTTGGGTTTTACTCCTAATGAGATTCTAAATTCAACTGAATCAATATTAGGTCTTGCACAAGCTACTGATTCAGAGCTTGGAGAAGCTGCAAGAGTTGTTGCAGGAACAATGCGAGGATTCGGGGTAGACACTCAAGAGGTTGGAAGAATTACAGATGTTATGGCAAAGGCATTCTCAAGCTCTGCTCTAGACATTGACAAGTTTGATGTTAGCATGCGGACAATTGCACCACTCGCAAAAGAGTTTGGACTGAGCTTTGAAGAGACAGTTGCAATGATAGGAATCCTTGCGAACAATAGTGTGGATGCTTCTACTGCTGGCACATCTTTAAGAAATATCCTTTTAAAGTTAGCCAAAAAAGGAATGACCTTTTCAGAAGCAATGAACATGATTGCAGAGTCTACAAACAAACTGGTCACTGCACAAGATTTGTTTCAAGCAAGAGGATCATTGACTGGCACAGTTCTTGCAACGCAAGCTGAACATGTGAAGACTCTTCAGGAAGGACTGGAAGGTTCAAATGGTGCTCTTGAAAGAATGGTGCAAATAATGAGTGGCGATACATTTACTGCAATGAAAATTTTCGGATCAAGAATCGAAGCAGTTGCTTTGATCATTGGAGAGATATTAGCTCCACACTTTGAAAAGCTTCTTGATTTTGTAGCTACCTTGGCAGAAAAGTTTTCTCTTCTAGATCCAAAGCTTCAAGCGAATATACTGATGTGGGTCGGCATAGTCGCTGTTGTTGGTCCAGTGCTTGTAGCCTTGGGAACATTCATTAGTATTATAGCACTTGCACTTCCTGCAGTTGCAAGCTTGGTTACAGCAATTGGATCTCTGATTGCTGCTTATGGAGGAATTGTCATAGGAGTCGCAGCACTCGCTGCAGGATTTGCCCTGCTCTTGCAGGATTGCATTGAGCTGGGAGAGTATCTTGGAGAAGAATTTTATAATATTTGGATAAAAGTTAAAGACTTTTTTGCAGATGGGTTTCCTGCTGCACTGAGAAAAACTTTTGATTTCATAAAATACTCCATGATTAGTGCCATTGATTCTTTGAGCAGAAAGCTTAATAGTCTTTGGAGTTGGTTCCAAACAGTATCAAGCAAGGTTACTTCCTTTGTTTCAAACTCAGCTGCAGGTATGGCAACATCAATGTTCGGTGGATTCAGAGCAGAAGGTGGTCCAGTCTCAGGAGGTTCAAGTTACATTGTTGGAGAGAATGGTCCAGAATTATTTAGCCCAAGTAGGTCTGGTCACATCACTTCCAATAATGAAATGTCAGGAGGTCAAAACATAACAATGAACTTTGCTGCAGGCACAGACATGAGCACAGTTGCAATGCTAAAGAATATGAAAGGTCACATTGCTAAGATAGCAGTGGATGCAGTCAGTGATGATTACCTCAGAGGAGGACTAACTTATAAATCAATTTCCTAATGCCAACATACCCATTAAATTTACCAACAGATCCTAGCCCAAAAAATGTTGATTGGGAGCAAGTCAGTCGTGTTTCATATTCTCGATCTCCACTGACAGGAAAGCAGAAAGCTTATGCACACAGCGGTCAATGGTGGAGAGTGTCTTTTGATCTTCCACAAATGCAAGAGGCTAAGACTGCTGAGTGGACAGCCATGTTGCTAAGGTTGAATGGCAAGGAAGGGTATTTTAATTTCATCCCAACCGAAGACACTCCACAAGGAAATGTGGGTGGTACTGGTTCTGCTATTATCAGTGCAGTGTCAGGATATGAGGTTACTTTGAATACAGTTTTAAGCGGTGGGGGTCTTACTGCAGGAGATTGGGTTCAAATAGGAACAGGTCTTTATAGAGTTACAGCAAGGACATCGATAGCTACAGAGACCTATGAACTTTGGCCAAAGCCACGAGCTGGAATTGTGCTTGAAACTACTACTCTGAATTATGGCAATCCTAAAGGGATGTTCAGATTGGCTGAGGGATTTAGATGGGATGTCAATCTTGCTAAGACCACAGGCATTTCATTAGTTGCAGAAGAAGTTCTAATATAATGTCAAGAAACTTAAGCACAGAAATCCAAGCGAAATTAGCAGAGCCTACATGCAGACCTGTTTACATGGTTTGTTTTGATTTCGTTGGCTGGAGCTTAAAAGAGTGCACAGGCAATCATTCTCACTCTTACTATGGAGACACTTATGAGGCTGCAAGCTATACTCTAGAATTTCCAACAGTAACAGAGTCCATTGAGCTTTCTGCTGATTCAGTCACTTTCAGTTTGTCTGGATCTACTGAGTTGCCAATTAACCTTTCAGATGTATACAACTATCGAAACAGAGAGGTTGATATGTATATTGGATTTGAGGCTGCAGATGGAACTATGCCAGACGCAAATGTATACAAATTGTTCTCAGGTCTGATGTCTGAAGTTGAGTTTGTTGAAGATGGAGAGAGTGACACATGGCAGGTTAAAGCTGAATCAAAATTAGTTGATCTGCAAAATGAAAAGGTGGCAAGGTATACTCACCAGTCTCAGCTAAATCTACATGCAGGTGACAAAGGATTAGAGTTCGCAAGCACTGCACAAGCAGGATTATTTTTAAGTAGGAATGAGACTCCAGACGAGCCATACACTAAAAAAATTATATATGGAACTGCTAAGGTTGAAGGATCAGTTGTCTTCATGGCAACAAGTGGATCAGGATCTAGGTATTTAAATCTTGTGGTTGCATTTGCAGGGCATGAGTGTGAATCGATCCAGCAAGTTTATTTAGATGACAGACCTTTGCTTTCTTCTGGATCAGTGTCAGGAGAATTTTCGAACATAGTTGCTTACCAAGAAAGGCTTGGGACATCTACGCAGGCTTATGTGTCTCAGCTCGCCACAGAAGTTGGTACAAGTGTTTGGACTTCGGATCATCAACTTAAAGGAATCTGTTATTGCTATTTAAGAATTCTTTACAGTGAGGATCTGTTCGGCTCAAGTGCTCCAAAGATCTCTGCATTAATTGAAGGAAAAAAGCTTTATGATCCTAGGACTGGTGGAGAATATTTTAATGACAATCCTGCACTTGCAGCTAGAGACTATTTGTTGAATACTGTGTATGGATTCAGCAGTGGGTCGGCAAGAGTTGATGATACACTAATTACAGTCGCTGCAAATGATTGTGATTTGCTTGTTGATAAAAAAGATGGAACTCAAGAGAAGAGATACAGGATCAATGGATTCTTGTCTACAGATTCAAAAATTGGAGACAACTTAAAATTACTTTTAGCATGTATGGCAGGGAAGGTTAGTTACCTTGGAGGAGAGTTCGCTGTCTATGCAGGGACATATGCACTATCATCTTTTGTTATAACTGAAGATGAAATGACAGCTCCACTAAACTTGACTAGCAACTCAGTCCGAAGTTCATACAATGGAGCAAGAGGCATTCACACATCACAAGATTTAGAGTGGAAGGAAGATGAGTTTCCACCATATCAAGATTCTGCTGATCTAACTGAAGATGGGGTATCAAGATTCATAGATCTTCCTTTGCCTTTTACAAAGTCTGCTTCAGCTTGCCAACGCATTTCTAAGATAAAGGTTAAGAGAACTAGGTGTTCAAGAAAACTTTCCTTGCAAACAAGTCTTGCAGATCTTAACATTAGGGCAGGAGATGTTATCAGCATAACATCTGAGAAGACAGAAATTGATGGGGGTGTTTACGAAGTTCAAAGCATGTCAATTGCAAATGGTCTTGAGCCATACATAAGCATGGAACTATTTGAAACCAAAAGCAGTGTATATGATTGGGATGCTTCAACAGAGGAAACAGAGGTTGGCACAGCTCCATCAGTTTCAAACTCTGTGCTTGCTTGGTCATTGGCAAGGCTTGGATCTCCTACTGCATCTCCAGGAACTAGATCATATACAGTTGGATTCACTGTAACAGTTAGTCACAATGAATCTGGAGTCACCTGTCGTTACTCAACTGATGGGAGTGAGCCTGATGAAGCAGATTCTTCAGTAGCAAATGGAGGCACAATTAACATCAGTGGTGCAACAATCAGTTTGAAGCTGAAATCATTTCAGAACTCAGGATCTCTTACTTCTGAAGTTGTGACTTACGAGTACACATACAATGCTCCAACAAATCTTGTGCCTTCACCTTTGCACAGATTTACTTTTTACTCTGGCTCTAGTCAGAGCGACTCTCATCCTTATGTTCAGTTTGCAGTTCCTACTCTTGGGGGCACAAATCTTTACAACACAAGGAATGGAGGATCTACTTATTCTCTTTTGAAAAGCAACACTGCTGCAGGAACTTATTATACAGACACTACTCTGCTCACCACAAGCTGGACTCCATCAGAGTATAGAGCTTATGCAACTAAGGCAGGATACCTAGACTCCAATCCACGACAAGTTCCTAATCAATGCATTCCTCCACTGATGATGGGAGTGTACGAATATCAAAACAGCAGTGTAGCTTATTTAGTGTGCTTGGTATTTGGTAGCAGTGCGACACTCTATATGAGATATAGATACAGAACAACTAATGGTCCAGGTGCTTGGAACAGTTGGAGTAACTACTTCACTAATGGCACTGGCTGGAGTTGGGGCAGTGGGGTATACAACCAAGGTCAAGCTTGGCAAGGTACGCTAGCAAAATTGCTACACTCTAACTCTCGGTCTTATCAGTATGAAGCTTACATAGCACAATCTGGATTTAGCAACAGCATAGTTTCAGGGATTCAGAATGGCTCTAGTCCAACCAGTGGTAATGTTTACTATGGCACAGATACTGGCACAAGCGTTTACAGCACTACTGGAACACAACCTTATCCGATTTCATATACAATCAAACCTTCTAACTGGAGATAGATCTTAAACAAAACAACCCCACCATCTCTGGCAGGGTCATTTGAAAGTTGATCTGGATCTTTAGAAGGACAGCCAGTTGTCTGTGGCTCGTGATTCAGGCTGAACAAAGGTCTTCTCTTCTGAAGACTCCTCCTCTGATTCATCTTCAACAAAGTCATCAACAATGATCTCTTTTCTTTCAGTCAAGTCACCAAATTCAAAGTCACTCTTTTCAAGTGCTATAATAGTTCTGTCAACCATGTGGTCATTGAACTCTCTGAACTCATTTGACTGTGTCCACTTTTTTAGCATTGCTGCAACTTCTTTAGAGCTGTTCATATTTATATTCCTCCAGTTGTTTGTCGGCATCAACGAGGCATTTGTTGCCCCACTCAGTAGGTCGCAATGTTCCTGCCAAGCCATCTTGCTTAGCAACGCTTGATCTGATTACTGCCTCGACAAGCTCATTGATCTGTTGAACATATCCTAGGGATACTTGATAATGGTCTCCGTGGATCTGCTTGGCATATCCTTTAGAGAGCATTCTTACTATTTTTGCATTTATTAGTTTCATGGTTATGATATTATGGTTGGTTGTTATGGTTGGTTGCACTTCCACTGTGGGTGCACAGCGGCAAGTTTCCAGTAAAGTTTATCGAGCCACCTGCCTCCTGCGACAGCATCAGGATCATCTTCACAATGACCTTCTCTGTAGTCGAGGCAAGCTCGTGAATCGCAATCGCAGATAAAGTTTTTGAGGATGTCATCGTCAACCATTAACTCTTTGTCATTGATCTTGCGATCTGTTAGCTGATCAACAAATGCTTGATACCTGTCACGGAACTCTTCGCCAAAGCAGTCAATTGAATTTTCTACCATCTCGTTAAAACGAGTGTGGGCATAGTCAGAAAGTTTTCTGCTAGTTGTTTTGGTGGATACTTGAAGTTTGTTTTTCATAGTTATGATTTTATGGTTGGTTGTTATTAGAGTTGAGCAGAAAGTCTGCAATGTAGCTTTTCCTTAACTAGCTCAAGAACAGAATAGTATTCTACATTGTCTTTTACATAGCCAAGATTATCAACCACTCGCTCTGAGAAGTAAGCTAGGTCAGAGTCACTCAAGACTTCTTGTGAATCGCTCATCCAGTCTTTTACTTGTTCAGCTTCGGAGTCACAGAATTGATTTAATTTTTGTAGGTCTAACATGATTGGTATTGGTTATGGTTTTTATGATTTTTAATTTAGCTTAGACTTAAGCTTGCCCTCTAGTTTGCACAGAGATTTGAACAAGGCAAGCACATAAACGCACTTTATTGATCTTTTTTTTGGTCTCTTATTTCGACCACAATCCCAGCTATATAGCAGGCAAGAAGCCCAATCCAGATATTTGTCAGAGCAATGCTGATAAAAATAATTAATTTTAATGTCTCAATCATGGCTAGTTTAAGTTGTTTAAATACATGCGTCTATTAATAAGGGATTCTAAGAATCCTTGAAGAGTTTCCTTCCATTGAACATCTTGCATTCCACAAATGACATCTGCTTGTTTATTTAAAAGAGCAGTCACAATCTTGGATTTGCTTCTGTGAATTTCTACTGTGTGTTCTGGATACACCCACACCATTAAATCTTCGCTGACAATGTAAACTAAAGTGCCGACAACTGTTCCAACTTTATTTAAATCATGTATGGCTGATGGCTGTGCTTTTTCATATCTTATCTTGCAATTTATTGAGTCCACTGTTTTCAATTCTACCATCATGCTCATGCTAGGAATTTTGTGACTAAATAATAAAAGGTCTGGGCAACCTTGAATGGGCAGTCTCTCTAAACTGACCATGCTAAATCCTTGGATGGATTGAACTTTCTTGCTAAATGTTATTTCATTCATAAGACATAAAAAATGATTTGGGGTCTTGTAGGATTTGCTCTGACAAGAGTTTCTTTTCTCTCAGAGATTTTATGATTTTAGAATCTTGGGTGTTGCCAGCAACCAAATCCCAAATGTGAAGTTTATGTTTGAGACCTTTTCTGTGAGCACGCTTTTCACATTCTTCACGCAAACGCAAAGACGGATCATTGGCATAAAAAACAACATGCTGTGCGGCAGTAAGAGTATGACCAATGCCTGCTGTCTGTGGCTGTCCAATAAAGTAAAGCACGCTGTCATCATTCATAAACTTTCGCTTTGCTTCATCTCTATCGTCTTGGTCTATTCCTCCATGGAAACTTACTGCTTTGTCTCCAAGCACTTCTTGTATCAATTCTAAGTCTGCTCTGAATCTTGCAAAGATTAAATGCTTCTGTCCTGCATTCTGTTCAATCAATGCTTTGAGTGCTTCCATTCTGCTAGGAGATTCCTTGTTGATTTTCAACAGCTCATCTTCGTTCTTAAACCACCCAGAACTTATTTGCTGTAGCCTCATGTTCTTGACCATGGCTAATGTCTCCTCCATGGTTGCTGGCATAGACTCTTCATCAGACTCTTCATCAGACTCTTTTTCAAAGAATGCAAAGTCTTGGACTTTCAATTGATCAAATACTTTCCTCTCTTCATTCGACAAATCAAAATGCCACATCTTGTAAATCCTGTCTGGCAGGTCTAGGCAATCATCTGCCAACACACGATAGCAATGCCCATCTATTCGCTTGTGTAAAGTTTCCAAGTTCCTGTAGCCAACAATTTCATTGAAGTATCCAATCTGGCAGAACTCACTTTTAAATCCTGTCCATGTATTGTGTCCAATGATCCAAGAGTCCAAGAACTTGAATTGGCTGTAAAGCTCTCCAGCACCTTCTGCGACTGGCTGTCCATCTAAGATTCTCCTGTATGGAGCGAGCTTGGAAACCTTGGTCAAATACTTGGTGCGATTTGCTTGTGGATTCTTGATGCTCGCAGACTGATCAACGACCAGCATATATTTGCCACTGTTCAAGTATAGCTCCATCCACTTGCGAGCTGCATCACTGGTGAATGCTTCTGCATTAAATGCAATCACTCTAAACTTGTCACTTGTTCGCACACGTTCAAGCTCCTCACGCTTTCTCTTTGTCTTGTGCTGAGGAGTCCAAGTGACAGCATCATAAGGAATACTCATGTCTACAGGCAACTCATACTCAATCCAATTGCGGTGAACTCCGTTTGGCCAAGCGACAATAATCATCCCATCAATCTGTCCTTTGTTCGCTAAGTAACAAGCACTGTCAATTGTGACCTTTGTCTTGCCTGTGCCTTGCTGCATTAGCAATGCGAACACCGCTCTGTCTCGACTCAATGCAAATGCTTTGCGTTGGTGATCCATTGGCTGGCGAGCATACTGATAATCTGAATCATCTGGGATGACAGCTCCAGAGTTTTTGATTGTCCTCATGTCCTCAGATATGCCAAGCATGTGCTCATGAGATTTCAATGTCTCTGCACTGCCTCCTAGCCACTCTGCCTCTGGCCAATTATTAATTGCATGCTGAACATTGAGACGAGTTATTTTGACAGCAAGACTTCTGCCGATCCATCTTGTGTGGGCAGGGAACTTTCCCATAGCAATGAATACATCTGGATCTGAAATGTCAGCAATCAGAAGCAAATTGTTATTTTTGTATGGTGTTATCTGCACAATATTTATATACAGCGAAAGCCACCTAGGATGTCCCTAGGTGACCAGTTGCTTATTGATTGGTAGCTATGCTGCAATTGTTTCTGTGTGGCCATCTAGGACACTTAGGAGGGATTGCGAGCGACGAGGAAGGCGAAGTGTGCCTCCACGATATACATTGGTGAATGCATTCTGTAGCGACCATAGGTCACGACTGCCAAACTCTTCGTGCTCTGGATTGTGCCATTGGGTAATCACATCAGCCATTTGAGACTTGGTGCAAGCACCTGCACGGAATGATCTGACAATCAAGTCATGAGCAGTCTTGTCATCAAGATCAAGAGCCTTGTAAGCTGTGATGCGATTGTCAGTAGTCTGCCAAGTGTCTTTGAGGAGCCCAATTGCTTGGCTCATGATTGTAGGAAGGTCACGCAGGATATTAGTTGTGTGGCGTCGACCTAAAACAATCTCATTGTCAAAGATCAGATTGCTGCAAACGAATGGAGCATCACCAGCAGCAATGCCTGCACGAAACGCTTTGTCGTGTGAATTACGTAAGCACATCACTGTGCCAACTTCAGAGTCATGCTTGCGGCTAAGATTGTTACCACGCACTTGGAACATTCCGAAGTAGTGATTGTCTTCACGAGCAAGAGCATGGTGCTCATTAACGATCTGCAGGTCTGAGTTTTTTACAGACTCACGGAAGTTTTCAACAAGGCAATCATGAGCAATTGGATGCCAGCGATTACTAGCCTCTGGAGTTGCTACATTTTTGATTACGTCGAAGTCAACTTCGTTCTCTCCACATATAGAAAGGTTGAGAGTTTTGTTAACAGGATTGGATGTATTTATATTCATTGTATTTATTGTATTTGTTATGGTTTTATTAGTATAACTGAATGTTATGGTTCCTAGCTTGCACGTATATCTGGACTGGGCAAGTATTATTATTGTTTATTTTTGATTTGATAAAAGGCAGTGTAGGATGCTGCACCCCATAAGAGATTAACTATATTGCGTCTCGAACACTGCTCTGGCTTCCTCTTCTGAGTTGGCTTGCATATCATTGTCGAACTGATAGAAGACTTTGTAGTCAATTGGCTCGCCAGTCATGTGGTCTTTTGCGTTTGCATAAACATGGGTGTAAGTGTAAACAGTCAGACCTCTGCGTAGACCTTGATTGTCTGAGTTGCTGGTAGAGGTCTTTGTGAATGTGCCGTCTGGATTCTTGCCAATGGTCACTACATTTTCCCATGGCTCGAAATATTTCTCATTGGCATCTTCTAGTGTGTCAACTTTTAGATATCCACCGATACTTGTTTGTGAGTAATCACTGCTGTGTGTGAACAGTTGTCTGATGTCATTGTCGTCGCAGTTGCTAAGGACGATGTATGTGTCACCACCTTTGTTCTTCCAGTATTCTGGGCATTCGCCTTCGCCATCCCAGTTGTGTGCTCCGTAGTTTTCGCGGTATTGAGTTGTTACGATTGTGTGCTTTGTATTCATTGTATTTTTAGTTATGATTTTATGATTTTATAAATTAGCTATTGTCTTTAAGAAGCTTGCGAGCTTTGCAAAGAGTCTCAATCTGTTCGTCGAGTAAGCAGTAAGCAGTTCGCAGTCTGTTGTCTTCAGAAGTTCCAACTACAGAAGGAGTGTTGATGATTTTGTTTTGCTCGATTGCTAGTTGCTTGATGACTTGCTTGATCTGGCGGTAGGTGGCTTGTTGCTCGTTGTAGGATTGAATGTTCATGATATTTAGTATTTTTATGGTTTTATTTAATTTAGCTTAGAGTTAAGCTTGTCCTCTAGTTTGCACAGAGATCTGGACAAGTCAAGTAAATATGCAAAAGTAATGAAAATACTTTTATGACCATCTATCCCAATGCTAAACACACTTGAAGCGATCATTGTCAGTCAGCTTCAAAATTTTATTCACAAATAATTGAGTCCAACCTTCTTTTTTGCTGGCTTTTACAAGATACCAATCTCCTGTTTTTCCTGTCTCAACTATTGGCTTGGCAAGAGTCATATACTTGTGTCTGTCTATTGAGGCTAAACTATTTCCTGTGTCGTCTTGCAATGACATGCCGAAGAACAATGTCTGACCATGCATAACTTTTCCTCCTCTTCGCTCTAGCAATACTGGCTCATTGTGATCACGCAAATTCTTATCCATCAACTTTCCTATGACTACAAATTCTCCTGAGTTAGTAATTGTTATGTCTGCAATCTCTGTTATCTTAGATGTGATATTATATTTGTGTGGCTCTGCTTTTATGTGTCCCCAAAGTTCTTTGCATTCCCAGATTGAATCCCAAGGAGTTGTTCCAGAAGTAAGCAGAGTTGTTTGTCTTTTGCTCATTGGCTCTCCAGTGCTACGTTTATCCATTATGCTTCTCGCCATCTTTTCACCAACACCTTTTATTCCTATAAGACCACCAACAAGATTTCCATCTTGGACAGACCAGTTGGATAAACTTTTGTCAGCATCATACGGCTTGTAATTATATCCTTCTTTGCTCAACTCTCTTAATATTCTTATGCTCTGGTCTTCATCTTTTGCATTACGCAAACATGCTGCAGCAAACTCAAGTGGGTAGTGTGCTTTTAAAACCATGCACCAATAAGAGATCAGTCCATAAGCAACTGCATGCGATCGATTGAATGCCCAAGATCCCATTGTATTAATCTTGTCCCATATCATTCTTGATGTGTCTTTGTCCAGTCCATTTTCAATTGCACCCAATTCAAACTTTTCATAGAAGTTGTCGAAGAATTCTTTGCCTAAACTCTTGCTCATTGCTTTACGCAATTTGCTTACATCACCCCAGCTTAATTTTCCTACACTTCGTGCCACTTGCATGACTTGCTCTTGATAAACAATGATCCCATAAGTTTTGTCTGTGTATTCTTTTACAAGAGGGTGCATTGGATTTGCTGGAGCACCATTCTTGCGTTTAATGTATTCTGTTGTGCCTCCAGAGATCAGTGGTCCAGGTCTGCCCAAAGCTGTGATGGCAGTAATGTCCTCAAATGATTCCACTTCTATCTGCTGGCAGATGTTCTGAAGAGCAGTTCCTTCAAATTGGAAGATGCCTGCAAAATACTTCTTATTGATAATGCTGAATGCTTCCTTATCATCTAGCTTCCAATTCTTTATCTGATCCCTTGTCATTCCTACTTGGTCTAAGACATCTTGTAGAACGCTCAGAGTCCTCAGCCCCAAAACATCAATCTTCAGCATTCCTATGGCTTCTGAATTGTGCTTGTCAATCATAGCACAACCACTCTTTTCATCAACCGCACAGTAAAGATTTGTTGGCTTGGCAGTGACAATGATTCCTGCAGCATGAACACCTGTGTGTCTTGCGTGGTGCTCAATATCCGCTACCACCTTGAGTTCTGGATACTTATTAAGAGTTTCTTTGCCCACATCAAGTTGTTGAAAAGTATCAAGCAAGCAGAATGCAGCTCGAGAGTCACCACCAGACCTTTCAATGATGGCTTCTTTAAGGTCAGAAACCTCCCACATAGGGATGCTCAAAGCTTTGCTCACATCTGTGATTGCTGACTTGGCTTTGAACACACTTATAGTTCCTAGCTTACTCACACAATCAGAGCCATACTTCTTGCAGAGATATTTGTAAACCATTTCTCTCTTGGTGTCTTCAAAGTCAATATCAATATCAGGATAGTCCATTCGGTTGATGTCAATGAAGCGTTCGAACAACAGGTCATATGGAATTGGATCAACATCGGTGATGCCTATCAAGTAGCAAACCAAGCTACCACAAGAACTGCCACGAGCTGGACCAACAAACATCTTTGTCTTTGCATACTTGATCAGATCTGCAACGACATAAAAGTAGTCTTCAAACTTCTTTTCCTCAATCAAATCCAATTCTCGTTTAAGTCTTGCTGCATAGACTTCATCCTCCAAGTTCACACCTAATTCAATTGCACCTTGTTGGCACATTTGTGCAAGGGTTTGCCATGTTTCTGGCTTAACCATCTCAGCCACTGGGAATTCAAATCTGCACTCTTCAAAAACAGCTCTGGTTCTGTCTGGTATGTCAGCTAACTCACCACCAAAGAATTCAATCCAGTCTTCTGTGTTCATGATTGTAGCAGGGCTAGTTATCATGTTGTAATTGTTCATGCCAATAGTGACTTGGTGTGCTGGCAAATCTTTAATAGTAGGATAGTAGTTGTTTGAACATGCCAACAGCTTTGGTCTGTATAGCTCTACCATTCTATTCTTGTGCCAAGTATTGTTCTGAGTATCTAAAGCCACATAGAAGTTGTCTCTCGCCATGAAATCATCCGCATAGCTTTCATCCCAATAAGCTCCAAGCACCACAATCAAATTACTGCTAACAGATGACAATATGGAATAGTCAATTCTAGGAACATAATAAAACTTTTCAGTAGACAAAGTTGTCAGCTCATAAAGCTCTCTGAGTCCTTCTTGATTCTTGGCAAAAAATCGAGTGTATGAAATTGGTTGCTTTGCTCTGTCATCACAGTTGGCTACAGTTGGCAACTCAACTCCCAACAGAGGGATCTTGTCATGCTCCTTGCAGGCTTTGATAAAGTCAAGGTGTCCCCAAGTGCTTGCTCTGTCACAGATCCCCACAATGTCTTCTTGGTTGGTTTTTAAGACATCCTCTAGCTTGCCAGTTGCAAGTCTGAATGAGTATTGAGTTCTGTTTGCAAAGTTTATCATTTTATATCTATGTAATTATTTTCTATCATCCACACAGCACACTTTGTCAGTGCTTCAACATCATTGATCGCTCTGTGTGCACCTTCAAATTTCATACCACCAGTTGCGATCTCGTATAATCGTCCTTGGTTGAGTCTAACTCCTCTTAGGTGAAAGCTTTGCTCAATGGTGCAGATCAAATTCTTAGGCATTGGAAAGTCTTCCACTTGGTTACGCTTCATCTCAATTTCAATCATGCTCTTATCAAATGACAAGTTGTGTGCAATGAGATTGGTTTCACCTTCAAAGAATGACTTGAGTTCGCCAATGCGTTCTGAAAATTTCTTTTCATCCTCAATCATCTTGTCTGTGATCTTTGTTATTTTAATTATCTCTGGTGCCAAAGGTCTGCTTGGATTAACTAAAAAGTGCAACCTATCAAGCTCTGCAAGTGTTTCATCACAAAGCTTGATGGCTGCAAATTCTATTACCTTTGGCTGATGCTTGATGTCAGAGGCAATTGCCTTAACAAGTCCAGTTGTCTCTGTATCAAATATAATCATCAGTCTTTTTTTCTGAATGAATCTGTATACTCAACCATTGCACAGTAAACTCCTGCATCATGAATTGAATCTTGGTGACCACCTTCTGGGAAGTTAGATGCATACCTAGTGATTTTAACAATCAGCAATTCAAACAAGTGCCAAGAATTAAAGTCCTCTTTGGTTTGCAGCTTTATACCATCTGGAAAAAGAGTGTTCATGATTACTCCAACTTTCATATAGTTGTCTTTGTAAACTGAATTCCTTTCCACATAAGTCTCTGCAGACTCTTTGAGTATTTCTTCAACGCTCTTACGCATCTTTCTCCAATCGTTGGATTAGCTTCAAGTCCCAACCAAGGTCATCAAGAGTATCAAACACACAGTAGTGATATTTGCGTCCATTGTTCTTGAGGAACTCATTTGTGTGATCA